CGTCATCCGTTAAACTGCTCAAATTAAGACTATCCCTAGCCGCAATAGTGCCAGTGCCATTAAAGTTGACCCAAGCCTTCGCACTACCATTGACCACATAATCCATGCCCACGGAACTCGTGCCAGCATTGTTTTGTAATGTATCTACTTTTACAATACCAACCATAACCTATCCCCTACTGTTGTATCTCTTGAATTAAAAGATGGGAGGGCATTGAACTAGGCTGGGCTGTAACACCATTGCCTGATTTCCATGCTCTTACTGTATAGGTGATAGCACCTGAACCAGATGGTGTAATAAAAGCCATGAAGGGGTAGCGCCAACGATTGTCAAACTCATCGCCATTACCATTAACATAAACTCCTGCGTTTCCATCTGTAGCGACTACGGACGAGCCGTCGTGAATCTCAACAGAAACCCAAGGGTTTGAGTGCTGAGCCAATGAAAAATGACCTATATAATGAAATAAAAGTTTATTGGTAGCTGAATGAGGCGTTATAGTTAGTGACAATCCTGTTGAAGTGCCGCTACCTTGCGTTGATGAGGTAATACTTGTTGCTGTTGTGCTTTCTGCAAACAAAGTCTGCAACACAGCACCCGCTGGCATGATGATATGGCTTGCCGTGGTCTTACCAGCTAGCTCGTCTACAAGTATCTTACTAGACAACGGTCAACACTCCATTAACAGTAATCGTTGCAGAAATAGTTATAGGCCCAAACGCACCAGCGTTTTCCGTTGACGCAACAGTCAGCGCGGTATCAATGCTTGTAGCGTTGGTACGAAAAGGATTGGTAGCTGTACTAGCCAACATATCCTCGTTCTTAATCCCAGCGTTCTTGACCTGATTTGTGTCAATGGTACTAAGGGCCATTAGGTAATCTCCAACACTGACAACGTAACGTCTGCGGCAGATGCCTGACTTGCGGTTATTCTCAATATATCTGAAGCGTTCATCACAATCTTCTGGTCGCCGCCGACAGCCACCAGTGACGAGCCAACAGGTACAACAGCCGACTTTACAATATGCACATTGTCACCATCGTTATTAATTAGCTGTACGTTTACCGTGATTGAAGTCGTCAATATATTAGCTATATTCAGGCCAATAATTGTTGTTTCTGTTGAACTGGGACAGGTGTAAACATCTGCATTGGCTGTCCCCACGGCGGTATCAGTAAATGTTTTAAATGCGTTAGCCATCTCTCTATCCCAATGCTATTGCGAATGCCAACGCATTCGGGTCCTGTTCTGTAAAACCTTGTATAACGTCACTCTCGTCCTTGAACACAGCTTTCTCTGCTGGCAACGTGCAGAAAATAGTTCGTGTCCCAGAGGTCCAGTTAACAGCGGCGTCAGAATTGCTTGACTGCAAAATAGTGGTACGAGCCAAGGTTGTACCAGATGCAGTGTAAGTTCCAACACCTATCTCAAAGTCGGTGCCGTCAGTACAAGCATAGTAAGTGGTGTTTCCGTTACCCACTTCGCTAAACGCCTCAAAACCACCAACTGCACCAGCAAGTGTATATGTGCCAGTGCCCGTGGTGGTTGTCGTTTCTTTTACGCGGTCTTTCAGAACGAGTGCCATTACTTTAACTCGATTGTAAGGTTCCCAGCGTTGATACGGAAGATATCGCCCGTAGCAATAGTCTTGGACGCATCCAGCGCACCAACAAACAGGATGTTTCCTGAAGAGGCGGCATCTGCAATAAAAGCATGTGTCACAGTGTTACTTGTTCCTGTGGATGCTGAGTATTCGATGTTCGCCGCGTTGGTAACTGTCTGCTGATTTGTGCTTGAAGAAGCCAACGTCCAACCAGCGGCGTTAACCTGCTGACGAGCATATGCGCCAAAGGTTGCCTCTGTTAATGAGCCAGCTTCTGCGTCAGATACTGCTGTTGCCAAACCAACGTAAATGCTGTTGCCTGGTGTGGTGAATGAACTGGAGTTGTTCTTAAACAAGAAGTCAAGAATCTTGTTCTCCAGATAGGTGGTTGCTGCGTTACTTGTTGCCATTTATAACTCCTAAGTCCTTGGCCTATCAGGTAAGCCCCTGCGATATGCGTCTGAGTTCTCTCTGGCTTCCGCCAAGTCCTTCAATCGCTGAAGCTCTTGTGCAAATCTCTGTTCGTACAATTGCATCATATCAGCCTCACCTTTCATGTAAGTATACGCTTCTACAAGCGAACCGTAAAGAAGAGCGTTAGGGGCGTTCTCGCTCAACCATGATGTGCCACTACCCGCACCAGCAGTTATGCTTGCTGGACGATAGTAATAGTGAAGTTCTACTGTATATGCTTGATCAGGTGTGGGGCCTAAAATAAAGTTGTCCACATCAAAAACACCGTAGTATCTTGGTGTGGCGTTCGCGCCAGCGGCAATGTGATACTGCTGAACAAAGTTTACATCTTTAAATAAAAGAAAATCTTCGCTACCAGATGTGGTGACCTGCAAAGAAAAAGGTGCTAAATAATCAGACGGCACAGAAAGAAAGGGGTCGTTAAGAGTCAACGTAGCCGTAGCGTTCTTTCTAAATAACTCTAAGTCTACCAACGTAAAGATGCGGTCCTCTGCGGAACGAATAAATATTGGCAGATTGTTTACAAAAGAAGTTTCTGTGTTTTCCGCAAAGTCTTTTATAGCATCTTGCAACTGTGTGTATGTAAATGACATTATTCAATCCTCACGATTGCCTCTGCCGCACTCGCAGTGGGCATCGTAATGGTAAATGTTGCGTTAGTTGTTATTATGTCTGAGCCAAAGTCAAGAACAGCCACTGCCTTATTTGACTTGCTGGTATTGTATATCAAAGCACCACGGGCAGTTATAGTAGAGCTTGTAAAAGTAACATCACCAAAATCAACTATTGCTGTACTGCCGCTTGTTGTGGGGGCAACGACGGTTAGTGTAGCACCGCCTGCGGTATAACCCGTACCAGTTATTTCATTAGAAGTAGAATAAGCTGTGGTGGACGCGCCTAATGTAGCCGAGCTTGAATAAAGCGCGATCTTAAAAGTATCCGCTGTAAAATCATGCTCTGCTTCAAAAAGCTCTTTTTTAAAACTGGCACACATAGCCGCTGTGATAGCCATCTTTACTCCTATGGGGTGTTCGCCTGACCACCCATTCCACTATGGTTTGTACAGTAATAATACAGAGTTGGGGCACCAGAAGCTACCGTAATCTGTGTGTAGGCTCCTGCGCTGCCCGGTGTGCCGTTGGTGGTCACGCCTGTTGTGTATTGAGTGCCACCACCATGAGTGCCGTTTGACGTGGCTGAAAAGCGCAGCGGGTGCCCAGAATTGCTGCCATCTGATTGATCAAACCTATAGGTATTACCTTCTGTCAAATTAACTGTGTCTTGCTGAACGCTGTCTATAAAATATTTATTGCCAGAACCAGGGTTAGAAACTGTTACAGTAAATGTTTGCGCTATAACAATTCCGCCACCTGTACTAACTACGCTACCAACAACACCCTTCATTCTCAGTGTAGGCACATAATTTAAAGTCTGTGTGCTAAACACAGGAAACGTAACGCTGGCAGATATAATGTTGTTTTCAGGTCTTGGGTCGTACAAAGCCTGTGGGTCCGGGCCGGGGCTAATCGGTTCTAGCTGTTCGTGTTTTGGCTCGAACTCGTCGGGGCCAACCTTAGACCCGCTCCACTCTGTCTTCATTTCAGAAAGACGATAACGAAAACCAGAACGGTCTGAATACCCCCATGCATTTTTACCAGACGCATATCTAGCCATTAGTTCACCCGAAGATAAGAAATACTAGGCTGTAGTTTTAGCGGTACTCTGTCCTCGTCCTCATCTGCTGCGCGTTGGAACTCCTCTTCATAAACAGCTTTCAACAACTGAATACGATCAGGAGCCTTTTTCATTGCTAAGTAGTACGCCAAGCCAGCGACGATACAAGGTAAGAATCTAAAAGGCGCATCCGTTGTATTAGCAAGCGTATCAACATCTTCAATGCGCTTCACATAATAATACACAAGAATGTCGGTAGAGTTATCAGGCACCGACCACAGTGTGATTTCAGGAGTAGATTGACGATTGTAATAATACTGACTAGGACGACCTTCCGATGTCTTGTTTGGCAAGCCTTGATATTCACCGCGTGACATGCGGCTAAGTTCAAAGTCTGTGCCACTACGACGTAAAGACACCTCTAGGATATCTGTGTAGTCAGGGCTAAGAGTGTATGTAGCCGTACCCTGCGTTAAAGCTTGAGTTGCTTGCTTTACTGTCCACAAGTTTAGCCCACGATTAGCCCAGTCAGCAAACATTAGGTTCAGAGACCGACGTGCTGTCTTGGCATCATATCCAGTGCGAACCTCAAGCCCACACCGCTCATATGCTTCTTCGATTATCTCTGCTACGTCGAGGTCGAAGTTTGTTGAACCTGAAGTTGCCATATTATTTACTTCTTCTTATATGTGCCACCGTAAGCCTTACGAGGCATTTCCATTGCACCAGCCATCTCTTTTCGAGGAGAGCAGCTACCACCGTACTTAAAACCAGGGACACCACGGCCTTTAAGAACGTCAGCCTTTGTCACCTTACCGTCTTTGTTTAAATCTGGAAATTTATTAGCCATTACTTCTTTTTCCTCTTCAAGGATTTAACACGACGCGGCTTGCCAGCAGGCTGACCTAATCGTTTCTTCTGTGATATTCTACTACGTTTTTCAGCAGCCGTCATCTCTTTGGATGTTTTGGGGGTTTTAGAAGACACTCTCTTGGAGGGGCGACAATATGGAGTACCCCGTTTTTCTCCTTTGCGACGCCCACATGCTTTCCCCGTGCGAACGTCCTTCCAGTCTTCCTTAAACCACCTCTTGAGACTAGCACCAGCTTTTGTTTTTCTAACCGCCATACTCTACCTCTAAACTTAGCCACTTACCGCCAACCACCAGACCCAAACAACAAAAGCAACAATCATAAAAATCATTGAACCAATTGTTCCCCATTCTATGATCTGCTGTATCTGCCGTTCCTTTCTTCTTTTCTCCGCTAATCTTTCTTTTCTTATGCTTGCCTGAATTCTAATAATTTCATTCCAACCCTTCAGGCCATAATTTCCTATGATAAAGTTGCGAAGCTCTTCTTCCATCTTCTCCGCTTTTTTCTTTATCGCAAATGTCTCAAGCGCTTCTTCTTCTACGCTTCCAAATCTTCTTCCCTTTGCCTTGTCGTGACCGTCCTTGATGTGGTTGATGGCGTTCATCCACTTGCCTATGTCCCCTGCCATAGACTCAACTTCTTTGCCTATCTGAAATCCTTTGCGAATCGCCTGATAAGCAGATGTAGCAATGGCGAATGCGCTTACTGGATCCATTTTCTCACATCAATATATCTTTGTTGTTCTATACTTATATGTTCCGCCCATAGCTTTTTTTGTTTTGTTTCCCCAGTTTGCAGCGCCAACTTTTCTGCATTTGGCAATGGCACCGCTTGCATACGCGCTTGGAAAAACTTTGTAACGACGTTTTACTTTATGATAGCAAGCATCTTTTTTGCTCATTCGTTTACCCCCCGGCTTGGAGATCTGTTTTGATATTGACCTGCGCGATATTGTCATTGACCCTCTCCTGAAGATAGTAATCCCACAATTCAACAAGCATTGTGTGGTTCTGGTCTACTTTTACACCTATGACCGCTGTCTCTGTTTTTAGATCAACAATAGAAACACCAATCCAGGCTAAAAAAGCCAACGTGCCTGCGCCTATGACACTGTTTAAATTTAACACTTCCATCTCCTCCGAGCAGCGCAAATGCGCTTTTTAGGTGTTTTCTTGCAACTAATACCGTGCATTTTCATTTGACCCGCAGAGCGAGAACAATACGATTTCTTGCGCTTACCACCTTGTGGTTGCGGAGCTTTTAACTTAGAGCCTGTAGCTCTATTATATTTAGCACGGCCCTTCGCCGTGAGACCCGCACCTCTAGATGCTGGTAGTTTTTCGCCTTTTTTAACAGACAGGCTAACTGATTTCTTTTTCTTCTTTGGGGCCATCATCGACCTCCCAGTTGAACAAAGACAGTTATTGAAGTGTTGGACGGCAAAGAAGCGTATAAACCGTCATGAAATATAATACCATCGCCCGGTATTTCCATACCAAAATTCCCAGTACCTTTTTCATCTACTTCTATAACAACAGTACCAGATGCGGCAGAATCATTATCGTATAAAATAATATGACCTGACGAACCTGAATCGTGGCCTATGACAAAACCTTTGAAACGCCCCCGGCAGTCTGCAAGGACCCCGGAAGCGTGTGCATGTTTAGCAATAACTTCATTGCCTGCCATTGGTTTACGCCAAAAAGATTGTTAGTTCCGCACCTGTGCCAGAAATTGCGCTTACAAACACACCGCTCTCAGCTATTACTCCATCACCCGGAATGTTTAAAACATTCTGACCCGTTGGAAACTTCTGAGTTAAAAGTGTTGCACCACCACTACCGTCGGTAATTGTGAACGCGCCTGCACCTGTTGCATACATAACAACCTGTTTTATGCGAGAACGACCAGGACCAACTGCCCCGGTTGCTGACACATTAAAGGCTTTTACTGGACCAGCCATTTAAGCCTCCTATTAAGCAGCGGCTGTCGCGCCGTTGTCTACACGAATCCAGTTTGAACCGTCAGAAAACACAAGGTTGCCTGTACCATTACCTGCGCCTGATTCACTAGCTTTCAGTGCGTCTGACACATAGTAAATGTACCCTTCATTGTCTGCTGAAGCGGTAGGTAGGTTTGCAAAAAGGATTGGGTTTGCCCAGAAAGCGGTGTTTGACTTAACTGGACCTGAGAAAGTTGTACGAGCCATTTGATACTCCTGTCTTGGCTAGTGTCAGTCGCACCATGCGACTGTCAGGGATACCTGATTATACAATAAAAAAGGGCGGGTGAATACCCGCCCTTTGAAAAAGATGTTTCTAACCTTATGCGCCTGGTGAACCAAACACACAACGTGGGTCAGAGAAGCCGAAGCTGTAACGCTCACGAGCCTTAAAGCGCATGTTACCAGTGTCGAAGTCTGGGTCCATTGAGGTAGCTAGTGCGCTACGCTCGAAGTGCTTTAGGCCGTTTGGAGCGTCTGTCTTGATGAAGAACGCATCGGTGTCTGTTAGGTAGTCGTTGACTACATAACCTTCAGGCAGCATGCCTGATGACTTGATTGCGTTTACATCGTTGTCGGCTGTACCAACGCGAAGGTTGGAAACCATCAGACGTTCTGCAACGAACTGTAGCTGACGTGGAATGATCAGCTTCATACCGCGTAATGCGATAACTAGGCCACGCTCGTCTACGAAACCAGCAATGTTGATCAGAGCGTCTTCCAAAGAAGTTTCGTTCAGGTCAGCAGCAGTTGATGGTTCGTTGGCGAATGTGCCACCAGATGTCAGCGGGTGTGATGCGTCACACAGAGCAACACCGTCACCACCAGCGTTCGCGCCAGCAGAGAATGCGTTGTTCAGGATAGCAGCAGCTTTAACCTGCTTGGTGTGTGCCATAGAACGTGCAAGTGCACGAGTATAGCGTGAAGCCAGACGATCGTACAGATTGTCTTCCACAGCTTCTTCAGTGATTGAGAAGGCCATTGCCACTGTCTCGTGGTTGTAACGAGCAGTGTATGCTTCGTTCGCATCATCAAATGATACGCCAGCACCTTCATTTTTTACGGGAGCCGCACCGAAACCAGACAGCATTACTTCTTCTTCGAACGCCCGGTCAGATGACTCGGTGTCAAAGATTTCTGAATGCTGGCCTTCGTAGCGACCATATTCCATGCCGAACAGAGCGTTAAGACCAGGCTCTAGCTCTTTGGCGAGTTGTGCGCGTGAAATAGCCATTATCTAGTCTCCTTACGCTACTGTACCTTCAGCAGATCCGCCTGTGGCAGGTGCTGTCAGTGCATGGTTATTGATCATTACGATCATTGGAATTCCAGCAGCAGTAAAGTCCTGGTTCTCTTCATCGTCCAAGATACCTACGATCTTCAGAGGATGTGAGAGGTCAGCGGCATCGACGGTTGAAATGTCGAGTTGCGTGGCTGAGATACCAGTTGTTGTGCTACCATCTTGCGCGCCTTTCCCTGACTCAGCAGAAAACTCTGCATTTTCAAAGATTGTTGCGATAGCTGTTGCACGGTCAGTGATTGTACCGTCTGTGCAAACAATGAAACGCTGGGCAGGGTTATCATACACAAATCCGATGATGTCGAAGTTTGTGTTTGCACCTGAACCAGGCCAGTAGTTAGAGAAGGTCTTCTTCCCTGTTACTGATGAAACATACTCACAGCCAGCAAATACGCCCAAAAGCTTTAAAGTGTCGCCAGAAGCAGAGCTAGAACGAGCGATTGTACCGTCGTTTGTCGCAATTACTGGAGCACCTTGAAAGATCGCAGAAGCACCGCTGTCGATGAAGTATGCATTTGTTCCCATATCAACATGGGAAATTGGCTTCAAGCCAAAACCTACATTAGTATTAGGCATACTTATCTCCTAAAAGGTTGAGTGGCAGGACTATTCCTTACCACCGAATGATACACGACTTTGCCTGTCATTAGAGATAGGCATAGAGGGGTGTTGTTCCCTCATTAAGTTTTGATCTACGGCATCCATTTGTGTGCGGGTCTGCTCCCGGAAATATTCAGTTCTTTCTTCTACCGTTTCCTCTGGGATTCGTGCCAACATTAGGCCACCAACCCCAATAACACCTGCATGTGCGCCATCCTCAATAGTCGGGTAACGACCCGCCAACTCAGGATATTCATCGGCACGAACAGGTTCCCATCCTTCACGCATTTTAGTGGATACATTCATCTTGTCATCCTCACCACGAAGAGAGGTGCGAATCCAACGATGTGTATATCCTGCTGGGGCTTCTGGAGCTTCCAGCTTGGAAGGGGGTGCCCACGGCTTGCGACGTGTGGACTTTGCACGAGTTTGTGAGTCCCGTGAAACTCTTTTTGTAGAATCAGTCATTTACCTTACTCCTTAACATACTTTGCGTATTCTTCGAGCGGAACATTCAACCGCTTTGCAATCGCTATTTGCGATGGAGTCAGTTTAACTGTTCTGCGCCCCTTAGTTGACTTTGACCGTGAGGCCGTGGACTCAGCAGAAGCGACTCTGGGTCCTGAACCACTTTTTGCAGGGGTCCCAAATTTTTGTGGGAACTCCTTGCGCATGCGATTGTCAAGTTCATTATAATACTCATCGGACTGTGGGTCAAACCCTTCGTCCTCAATTAACTGTCTGTGAAGACCAAAAGCAGCATAAGTCATGGTCTGGTCACTACCAAACCACTCATTCTTTTGTGCCCACGCCTCGGCTTTTGGGTCAGGCGGAGCAGGCTGTTGTTGCTGCGGCTGCGGCTGTTGTTGTTGTACAGGTTCTTGTACAGCTTGCTCGGCGCGGCTTTCCTGTCTGCGCTTTGCGTGTTCAAGCTGTGCTTGGTCTAAAGCTAGCTTACTTAGATTCTTCTGCGCCTCAAACATGGCTTCAGCGTCACCTTCGTCATAGGCTTTCTGATATGCTTGCTTTGCAGATTCAATCTGAGAGTCAACTCGTGTGCCAAACTCTGATGTGTATGACTGGTCTAAGGCATCTAATCTTGCTTTCAACTCGTCATTTTGTTTCTTAATAGCCTCGGCATATTCCACAGCAGATGCTCTTGCTGATTCTTCTTCCCGATACTTCTTTGTAAGCTTACTAATTCTTTGCTGAACATTCTTGGAATATTCCTGAAGCTCGTCTTCATTAGCGGCCTGTGGCTGCTCTTCAGACTCTTCCTGCTCTTCAGCAATCTGAACCTCAGACTCTTCCTGCTCTTCAGCTTCTTCTAAAATAATTTCTTTTTCTTCAGCTTCTTGCTGCAATGCGTCGGTAGACATTACGATGCTCCATACGTTTTGATGTCGTCAGGGTCGACAATAGTTGCAATGACTTCATCGTCATTGATTATTCTCACTTCACCGCCATCGATTTGGAATCGAGAGCCAGCGTAGCGTCCAATACATACCCAATCACCTTCTTTACACCACGGCTCTTCGCCGAACTTGTCGATGTCACTATAGGCAAGAGGACCCATTTTAACAACGTAAGCTACAACAGTAGCGCGTGATTCACGTTCTCTGGCTTGGTCAGGTACATATACCCCACTTTCAGTTTTCTCACGCCCCATGTACGGCATGACGAGAAGACGCCAGCCAGTGGGTTGTGGAATTCGTTCTGTAAGGGATTTTTCTTTTGCGGCCTCTTCGGCCTTCTTTTTTGCTTCGCGTTGAGCGAGGATATATTCAGGTACTATCAACGTCATTGATATACTTAGCCTTTTGTAGCAGGGTCTTTAGTTCATCAAGAGCAAAGGTGACACCCTGTACTTCACCTACTCTTGAGCGGTAGTCTTCCATGTCAGTTATACTACCACTGGTTATAGAAAGACTAATGTCTTCTATACGATTGTTCAAGCTTTTTTGATATTTATTTATAAATTCGTATATGTCCATTATTCACCCATGCCTGTCATTGGTCCACCGGGGGCAAAAACAGCACATGAATTAGATGCAGAACACATAAACTTCAATGACTGACAATAGCCCACTTCGCCAGAATCGTCCTTCATGCAGTCTTGCATTTCGGGACTAATATTAAAGTTTGCACAAACCCCACAACTTTCCTCCGGGTTTATGGCAGGACCATACTGATGATCCTTAATTGCAAACCTTTGGTTCTCTTCGTTTGTCTCTACGTCCTGCGTAGCAACAGGACAAGCGTCCTGCATTTGATCCACAGGCGTTCCGTCCTGTATTTCTTTTGCAAGATCAAGTCCGTCTGGTATTAATTTAATTTCTATTTTCATCATTTGTTCATTCCCTTGAGAAACGCTGGACCACCCTGCCTCACGTCGCCCGATCCCGTAACTCTTTCTTGGACCATTCCTGCGGCAAGGGTGTCAGGTGATAAAGTATCCATAAAGCTGTCAAAGTCAAAACCACTAGACAAGCCAAGTTCGTCTGATAAATCGTAAGAAAGACCAAATGCAGTGCCAGGAACACTTAACTGTACTTTTCCTGTTCTTGAGTCAAATGTTCCAGTACGACCCTTATCAAGCTGCTCTTGAATGTCCTGCACCACAGCAGAACCTCCGCCTGCTTGTTCCACTCCCGCTAGTACACCAGGATCACCCAAATCATATGTCTTGACGGGAGTCATGCCAGTACCTTTTATAATGTCTGAAATTCCTACGGTTTCATCTGAAGAAATAGACTTACTTGGGTCTAAGTTTGCCAGAACCTCTGCTACCCTCGCAGCGTAATCATCAGGCTGTGGCGTCATGTTCTGGCTCATAGCGTCAGGCTGACGTGGGTCAAAGCTAGGTAGTGGTCCCGCCGCCTTGTTCTGTTGTGCAGCGACTTCGGGAGGATTAAACTTGCTTGTGATGATGTCCTTGGC